GCTGCCACGGCTAACGGGACCAAGAAGTGTGGAATGTTTAACCGTATGATGGGTCGATGCAAGAAGAATGATGGTAACAAAAACCAGGCGAACACTGGAACTGGTACGAACCGTGCTAATGCTGGTGTGGGCACCAACAACGTAAACAAGGCTAATGCCGCTACGGGTACCAACAACGCGAACCGCGCTAATGCTGGAACTGGTACAAACAATGTGAACCGTGCTAATGCTGGAACTGGTATGAACAATGTGAACCGCGCTAATGCTGGAACTGGTACGAACAATGTGAACCGCGCTAATGCTGGAACTGGTACGAACAATGTGAACCGCGCTAATGCTGGAACTGGTACGAACAACGTGAACCGCGCTAATGCTGGAACTGGTACCAACAACGTGAACCGCGCTAATGCTGGAACTGGTACGAACAATGTGAACCGCGCTAATGCTGGAACCGGTACGAACAACGTGAACCGTGACGTTAATTATGTGGCCAATAAGATTCTTACAGAGATTAACAAAGATGTGAAGAATGAACGACTTGTAAATACTGTCGCGGATAACATCGTCGATGAAATGTTGAAGAAGGAAATCACTAACAGAATAAATGGTCGTAATTTAGTCGCAGTGTCTAACAAGGAAAATCTAAATGGACTTAACAATACGACTAGGAAAATGATTGTTAGTATCAAGAATGCTACTACACTTAAGGAACTTCGAAAGATTTATCTTAAGGGTGTCCTAAAGCTTCATCCTAACAAGGGTGGAAATAAGGATACTTTCCAGGTGTTTACGAGAGCTCACAATAAAAAGCAAGAGCTTTTAAAATCCGGGAATGTTAACTATGTAGCTAATAAAATTATGAAAGAAATTAACACGGATGTTATAAAACAGGTTAATAATGGATCCAATAAAAAACAAAAGCTTTTAAAATCCGGGAATGTTAACTATGTAGCTAATAAAATTTTGAAAGAAATTAACAAGGATGTTATAAAACAGGTTAGTAATGGAACCAAAAATAATAAGATACTCGCTATCGCTAATAAACCTGTGAACAGTACCAAATTTAACAAGCAAATGACACTCGAACCTTCGCAGGTGGATATAGAGTATGTAGCCAATCAGATTCTTAATAAACTTCAAAACGAAGTTCAAAATGAAATTTCTAAGAAACCCAACGTGAACAACAAGGTTGCGAACAACAAGGTTGCGAACAACAAGGTTGCGAACAAAGATGTTGAGATTGTCGCTGACCAGATTCTTATTCAACTCATGAATGACGTGAAAACAAAGATTCGTAAGGGTGGTCGCGCCGCGGAACCTGTCTACAACTCGAACTCGAACTCGAACTCGAACTCGAACAACAACGCGAACAACAAAAAGATCAATAATCCTCTATTTGAACCGAACATGAAGAATAACCCTGTGTTCAACCTACCGGAGGAGGTTGAAGCCCAAGAGAATAATGTCCGTAACATCATCAAGAATTTCAATTCTGAAAGAAACACGCTTCAAAACAAAATCACCAAGGAACTCAATATGCGCCCCGATAATAACGGTGTGTTCCGGGAACGGAAGGGTCTCACCAAGGGTCGGATCGGTGTCTGGGCACAGGAATTGAGAAAGGCGGAGACTGTTGAAGACCTGAAAGCGATCGAGAATGCACTCAACAAGAAGGTTGAACTTCGTAAGAATATCGAAAACAAGTACACGAAGATGGGTCTCACGAACCGAGATGAAAAGACGCGTCACAGGAACATGGTGGTGAAATTCAAGAATGACGTAAACGCGAGGCGTGCAGAGATTGAAGAGTATCTCACGAAAACGCCTACTCTCATGAACAAGGGAAGCTACCAATCTAAGGTGAACCGTCTCCAGCGAGAGTTCCCCAAGGGTACGAGCCCTAACGTACGAAGAAACTGGATGAAGAAGAGTAAGATCTATACCGGTCGCATCCAGAAAGCTTCGCAATATGGTGACATGGTCAAAGCGTACAACAACGCGACGAAAAGTTTCAACAACCTAAGTAAAAAGTAGTAAAATGAAAAACATCTAAAAATGATTCATCCAGACGACGATTGTACTGTCGTGACAGATATGCCTCTCAGCGATGAAGTGGCTGACTACATCGAGAAAGGTCTTCACCGAGATATGTCGAAAGAGGATGTAGAAGACTGGTGTCACCAAAACATGGATGATCTCGCACACATTTATGAGAAGTACAAGAGTACCTACTTGTCATACGGTTTTGCGGAGATGACACTCTTTTTTGCTCAGACAGTATACGAACGGGATGACGCGAAAGAAATGATTAGCCAGTTCGTAGCTTATCAATGATTGTAATTTAAAGAATTAGCCAGCCTTTAAGCTAATGACTACATGTGACGTATGTTGTGAAAAATTTAACAAGATACATCACAAGAAAGTTGAATGTCCCTTTTGTGACCTGAAGAGTTGTCGGTCATGTTCACAAAGATATATTTTGGAGTCCTTCCAAGATCCACATTGCATGGGGTGTAAGACAATATGGAACCGGGAATTCGTCGACTCGTTTTGTACAAAGTATTTTCGAAACACAGAGCTGAGGCGACATCGCGAGAAAGTTTTATTCGAGCGAGAAAAAGCTTTGATGCCCCAGAGTCAAAAGGAAGTTGAACGTATTCTAGAGATACGAAGACTCCGACGTAAAGCTCGTAAGCTCCGTGCGACGCTCATAGAATTGTATCAGAGATATCGTTTATCATTTCCCATAAACGATCGTATTGTTGAGGCGTATCCCGAAATTCTAGACTTACATCGTGAACTAGAAGATGTGTATGCCGATCTCGAACGCATTCGCAATACTGGGGAACTCGTGGATACCGGTGAGACGAAGTTTGTACGACAGTGTCCGAGAGATGAATGCAAAGGATTTCTCAATGAAGATTACTTCTGCGGATTGTGTAGTACATCGTTTTGTAAAGAGTGTAATGAACACCTCACAGAGAATCATGAATGTGATCCACAAGTTGTTAAAACGATGAAGTTACTGAATCGTGATAGTAAATCGTGTCCAAAATGTGGGACGGTCATACACAAGACGAGTGGGTGTTCACAGATGTGGTGTATCAACTGTCACACAGCTTTCGACTGGCGATCGGGTGAGATTGTCACCGGGCGTATCCATAATCCACATTACATCGAGTTCAAACGAAAGGGTGGAATGTCACGAGAACACGGTGACATTCCATGTGGTGGTATACCTGGGTATGGAGAGTTGCGTGAAGCGGGAGCGTCGAACGATTTGATGCATCTGGCGTCGTACGTGTATTACGCCGATCGAGAAAATGTATACATAGATTTAGAACCCGTGGACAATTTACAACTTCGTGTCGCGTACATGCTGAATGAACTCGATGAAGATGTCTTCAAGGTGTATCTTCAGCGTCAAGAAAAGTACAAGGATAAGATGCGCGACTTGTCACAAATTTACGAGATGTTGATACATTCCGGTGGTGATCTTCTTCGCCAGTTTATCATCGAACCACACAGAATGAATGAAATCACGGATATGATTAAACAAGTGTTCGCGTACGGAAATGATGTTTTCGGTACCATCAGAAATCGGTACAACTGTGTGACACCCAAAAATTTTTATTTGTAAGAAGTAAGATGCTCATCATTCTCGTATTGATATTGTTGATTTTGTACATATTACCCACGTACCCCAATCCCAAGGTACTCAACAATTTCTTGTCCGAGTCTGAAAGACGTCATATCATACGCGAAGCATCCGGCAAACTCGAACAGTCGTCGATTTCACATAACAAACGAATTGATGAATCGATCCGTAAAAGTGAAACGGCATGGCTCAGTCGAGAAGATCCGGTGGTACGGGCGATCACAGAGAGGTGTCTGAAGTATACAGATAGACCAATCAAAAACTGTGAGAAACTCCAAGTCGTTCGATACAAGCCTGGTGGTCATTACAAACCACATCAAGACGCGTTCAAGGATGATGAAAATATGCGTCTCTACACGTTCATTCTGGCACTTAACGATGATTACCGGGGTGGTGAGACGGTATTTCCAAACCTGAAGAAGTCATATAAACTCAGGGCTGGTGACGCATTGTTTTTCGATACAGTCAACAATTACAATTTCATCACATCCAAAGCTTTACATGGAGGGAATCCTGTAAAGTCCGGTGACAAGTGGATATGTAACTTATGGGTCCGAAAGTATCCGTACACTATCTAGTTTTCATCTTACGACGTTTTCTATCTTTTCGTCGACGTTTCCTTTGCTTCAAATTGATTGTAATCTTGAGATGAATGATCATTTATGTGTTTATACCTCGAAACTTTAATATCATCTGCTTATAGATGGATCTTCCCACATATGTATACAGTCAGATGACACCAGAAGAAAAACAGATTATCACCCGAGAAATCACACATCCAATTGTCATACGCGGGTTATACCAGTCCAAAGCACGGAAGTTGTCATTCGAAAAGGTTATTAAAATGTTCGGTCACATGGAACTCCCTGTTGAACTGTATGATACACCTGAAACAGACACAACCACAGCTGATATGGGGACGATGTCTGTTCCAAATCTCATCACACATTGGAAAAAGAAACGGTCGCCTTCCATCTATTGTGCAGAAGTCGATCTTTTTGAACAGCGAGTATCCAAAAGTCTACTTGAGACGTTACGTAACCCGAACACAAGTGCCAGGAAGGTTGAAGCCTTGATGTTGTATCTAGGAAACGGTCATTCGAGTGGGTTACATTTGCACGTAAACTCCGATTTCATACTCAACCAACTATATGGTTCGAAAACGGTGTACATATTTGATAATTACGACAATCCCGATATTCATAAAAACAGTGTATTCACTGTAGGTAAATCCAATTTTGCGAAGGAGGACTTTTTCAAGATGGACCATAGCAAAATGAAAATATACAAAGTGACGTTACAACCCGGTGATAGTTTGATGATTCCACCTTGGTCATGGCACGCCACACAGGGACACGGAATCAACATGTCCATCACACAAATATTTGAACGTAAAAATCTTTGGTATCTTCTCAAAAATCCAAATTTGATTCTTGATTATTATTCGGATGAATACATGACACAATTGATCGTGTTACTCGTCATACTTTTCATAGTCATGTATTTTAAGCGTCGATCTCACCACGCTCGATGAGCTTCTTTCGGTTCGCCATATGAAGGTCCTGGACGAGGGCCTTGTTTTCCGCACCATACGGCACAGCGTACCCCTCATCGCACAACCACTTGTTGACATTGGTCCAAATACCTTCCTCACACACCCAAACCTCAGCGAGTACGCGACCAAACTTACCTCTCGAATCCGCCTCGGGGCATCTGAGTTCGATCTCGATATCATCCTTCTCAGATGCGACCGCCTTTAGACACCATTCCTTGAGCTTCTTCTTCGAGAGGAGACCAAACTTCTTCTCCTCCTTGTCCGACGTACGAGACTCTGGGGTATCGATGCCGAGGAGACGGACACGTTGCTTCGTACAGACATCGAAACCGAGATCGATGTTGACATCGATGGTGTCACCGTCGACCACCTTCTCGAGAGAGGAGACACGATACTTGAAGTTGCAGGGTTCGACGTTGTAAGAAGACATTTCTATTCACAAGACACTTAAAATCTTTATGCTACGTTAAGTTATGAAATGTGTCGCAACCTTTTCCGAAAATAATTTGTACAAAATCAAACTGGCAAAGACTCGTAAGAATGTTCTTGAAGGTATGTACAGACGACCTAGTATCGTGGAGGTGCGTCCGATTAGAGAAAATCTGAGACTTCGTTTACGCTTCACTGAAGCGATAAAAGAAGCACAGGAAATATGCGAAGATAACATAGAGTCCCAAGAGTGTCACTGGGCGTGGTACGAGG